CTGATCGTGCGCCGCCAGACCGAATACTGGCAGCGCGCCAACAAGCTCACCTTGCTCGGCATCCTCAAGGGCGTGCTCGCCGACAACATCGCCAATGACGGCGGCGACCTGGTGCGCACCACCGGCGCCTCGATCGTCGACACCGACATCATCGAGGCGGCCTATCTGATGGGCGACCGCGCCGACAAGTTCCGCACCATCTGGATGCATTCCAAGCAGATGAAGGCGCTGAAGCTCGCCGATCTCATCGACTATGTGCCGTCCTCGGAGCAGGGCGGGCCGCTGATCCCCTACTACATGGGGCTGCGCTGCGTCGTCGACGACGACATCCCGGTCGCGGCCGGCGTCTATACGGCCTTCATGTTCAAGGACAAGGCGATCCTGTGGAACGAGCTGCCGGTGAACTCCGAAGGCGGCCCGCTGGAGTTCGACCGCAAGCCGCGCCAGGGCCACGGCGGCGGCGTGACGGAAATGGTCGGCCGCCGGCATTTCGTGGCGCATGTGCCGGGCACCCGCTTCCTCGACGCCTCGACCGTCGGCGAGTTCGCCACCGACGCCGAATTGGCGCTGGTGGTGAACTGGGACCGCACCGCCTCCAGCGTCAAGAGCATGAGCTTCATCGCGCTGAAGACGACGGAGGCGTAGCGGCGCTTTCGTCCGCTTGGGCGGGGGCGCCGAAACCGCTGATCTCCCCCCCTTGCGGGGGAGATGTCCGGCAGGACAGAGGGGGGTGTGAAGGATCGCCAGCTTGCGATCCCCTTCAACACCCCGGCCGGCGACTACCTCCCAAATTCGTAAAGCCGGAGGGACAGCACCCCCCTCTGGCCTGCCGGCCATCTCCCCCGCAAGGGGGGGATTGGCGGCTTCCACGCCCGCTCTCCCACCTCGGATCACCGACCCATGGCCATCACGCCGCTCGACATTGCCAACATGGCGCTCGCCGTCCTCGACGAGGCGCCGATCGACTCGCTCGACCAGGACGTCAAGGCCGCGCGGCTCTTGAACCTGCATTTCGACCTCACCCGCGAGGGCGAACTGACGAAACACGCCTGGGTGTTCGCCATCCTGTCGGCCAGCATTCCAGGAGCCGACACCGGCAGCGGCGATTGCACGCTGAACTTCGTCTACGAACTGCCGGCCGACTGCCTGCGGCCGCTGCCGCCGACGCAGAATGGCGAGCCGGATGGCATGCCGGTCTCCTGGCGGCAGGAGGCGGGTCTCATCTACTTGGATCAGCCGGGGCCGCTCGCCCTGCGCTACATCGCCAACCTCACCGACCCCAACGACTGGGACGCGCTGTTCACCGAGGTGCTGGTGGCGGCGCTCGCGATCAAGATCGCGCATCCGCTGACCCACAAGGCCGGCATGATCGACATTGCCCGCGCCGCCTATGATCGTGCGCTCGACGCAGCCTTTTCCTCCAATGCAGTCCAGCGCGGCGGCCGGCTCTACGCCGGCGCCTGGGCTAGCCAGCGCGGCGACTTCCGGAGCTTTCAAGGATGACCGCGCTCTATCCGGTTCAGGACGTCTTCACGCGCGGCGAGATCTCGCCCAGGCTGCACGCGCGGGCCTCGCTCGATCTCTACCGGGCGGCGCTCGCCAAATGCGAGAACTTCGTCACCCTGCCGCATGGCGGCATCCGCGCCCGCGGCGGCACCTATTTCGTCGGCGAGGTGAAGAACTCGGCGAAGAGGACGCGCGCCATCCCCTTCATCTTCTCCTCCGAGCAGGCCTACTGCCTAGAGTTCGGCAATCAGTATATCCGCGTCTACGCCTATGGCGCCCGCGTCGGCACGGTCGAGGTAGCCAGTCCCTATCTGGAGGCGGACCTGTTCGACCTCGCCTATGTGCAGTCGGCCGACCAGATGTGGATCACCCACCGCGACTATCCGCCGAAAGTGCTGACGCGCACCGCCCACACGACATGGACGCTGACGGATTTCGACTTCCTCGACGGGCCCTATGACAGGATCAACGATACCGCCACCACGTTGACCCCGGCGAGCACCGGCCATGCCACGCCGAAGATGACTTCAGCCGCGACCCCGAGCGGGACCGTGACCGATGATGGCACCGGCGCCAGCAGCTACAAGGTGTTCGACCGCGATATCACGCAGCAGATCAAGATCACCACCGCCAGCAGCGGCTTCGTCCAGTATCAGTTTCCGAGCGGGCAGGGCAAAGCCGTCAACGCCTACTGGCTGGCGGCGTCTGACAATGTCGCTTCGAACGGCGACATGGCGACCCAATGGACGCTGTCGGGATCGAACGACGGCACCAACTATATCTCGTTGGACAGCCGCGCCGGCGAGATCGGCTGGTCCGGTTCGGAAGTTCGCTTCTACGAGTTCCAGAACGAGTCGACCTACGAATATTACAAATTTGCCTTCTCCGGCGGCGGCGGTGGCGATGCCAGCGTCACCTCGCTTGCCGAGATCGCCATGGCCGAGAGCGGCGACACCATGGCGCCGTTCGATCTGACGGCATCCTCGACCGTCGGCATCAACGACGACACAGGCTTCCAGCCGGCCGATGTCGGCCGCGCCATCCGGCTGCTCGGCGCCGACAATGTCTGGCGCTGGGCCAGGATCACCAGCCGCACCAGCGCCACCGTCGTCAAGATCAGGATGTATGGCCACGCGCTGCCCGACACCTCACCCATTACCCGCTGGCGGCTCGGCACTTTCGTGCCCGGCAAATATGTCGAATCGGGCTCGCTCTACGAGGAGCGGCTGGCCTTCAGCCGCCGCTTCTCGGTCTATGCCTCGGCGACCGGCGACTTCGACAATTTCGCCCTCGGCGAGAAGGACGACGATGCGCTGGAATTCGTCCAGGCCGGCGGCGGCCAGGCCAACGACATCGTCTGGATCGCCGATTCCGACGGCGCGCTGTTGATCGGCACCTCCGGCGGCATCCGCGCGCTGTCGGGCTCCGGCATCGACGAGGCGCTGACGCCGTCCTCGTTCAAGAACCGGCGCTCGCGCACCTTCGGCTGCGCCCGCATCCGCCCTGTCGATGCCGGCCAGTCCTTCCTCTATGTCACGCGCTCGCGCCGCTCGATCGCCGAGCTGACGCAGGCCTCGACCAGCCGCTTCACCTCAGACGATATCGGCCAGGTCTCCGAGCATATCGCCAAGCAGGGCGTGGTCGAGCTCGCCTTCCAGACCGATCCCGATCCGATGCTGTGGTTTCCGCTCGAGAATGGCGAGCTCGGCGGCTACACCCACCAGCCGAGCCAGGAGGTGCGCGGCATGCATCGCCACCGTTTCGGCGGAAGTTTCTCCGGTTCGGACTGGGCGGTCGTGGAGAGCGCCGTCGTCACGCCCGGCCAGAACGGCATCGACGACATCTGGCTGGTCGTCAAGCGCAGCATCGGCGGCGTGACGAAGCGCTACATCGAGGTGATGCAGCCGCCTTTCGAATACGGCGAATTGGAAGACGCCTTCCAGGTCGATTGCGGTCTCACCTATTCGGGCGCGCCGGTCAACGTCGTCTCCGGGCTCGGCCATCTTGACGGCCAGCCGGTCGACGTGCTGGCGGGCGGCAAGGTCTATCGCGGCCTGGTCGTCGCTTCGGGTCAGGTGACGCTGCCAGGCGGCGCCACCGCGGCGAAATGGCAGGTCGGGCTTCCCTTCCAGTCGCAAGCCGACACGCTGGAGCTCGATGTCGGTGGCCAGGACGGCTCGATAATCGGCCGCCGCAAGAAGGTGACGAAACTCATCCTGTCGCTGCTCGAGACCGACACCACGGGGCTTCAGGTGCAATCCCAGATTCGCGGCCGCTGGGAGGCCGTGCGCATGCCCTCGATCGTCGCACCCGACGGCAAGGCGAAGCTCTACACCGGCAATGTCGAGGTGCCGATCGACGACAGCTGGGAAGGGCAGGGCAGGGTCAGGATCCGCCACGTCAATCCGACGCCGTGCACGATCAGGGCGGTTACGCCGGTGTTCGACGCGGAGCCGTAGAAGCAGCTGATCTCCCCCACGAGGGGGGAGATCGGC